AATCGGTGTGCCGCCTAATATCGCTGCACCTGCTAGTGCATCACCAAATCTTTGATTGTTTTGTACAAAACCACCGATGTTACTTAATGCACCACCAATGCCACGAGCAAAACCACCTTGGTTTGGGTTTGGTGGCATTGTATTAGGTAACCCAAATGGTCTTGTTGCCATAGCATTACCACCTCCACCCTCACCAAGTGATAAATTACCACCTGGTAAATTAACACCTGGTGTATTACCACTCCGTATATTACCTACAGGTGCATAACCCATGATCCCAGGTTGTCTATTCATATTATTAATATTACGAAAATTCTGTGACTTAATAAAACTGGTAAGATCCATATTAATATCCTGTTATGTTTATGTTTGTATTTGGAAACCCTGCTGCTCGATCTCTTAGACCTTCCAAACTATTTTGATAATCTAGGTACTGTCGGTATGAGTAATCTTGTAATGGCACAACCTCTGACCCTACAGCACCTGGTGTATAGCCAAGTAGATTTGCACTTGCGTTATTAATAATTGGATCGTCACCTGATATATATCGTATTGGGTTTTCTAATGTTGCAGGTGCTAAATTACGATTAATGTCTGCGTTTAAACCACCTAATAAACTTGAATCGTTTAACTGTGATAATAGTTGGTCTGATAAATCTACTCTACCAAATATATTGTTGTATTCTAGTGGCGATACACCTAACCTGAAATCTATATCTTTTGCAAATTCACTACGCCCTGTCTGTGGGTTTAAATATCGACCAACATTTGCATCGGCTAGTAGACCTAAATCAACTGCTGTTGGAAATACATTTAGTTGGTTATCAAGATCTGATTGATTTAAATTTGTTTGTGGTAATGTTTGATATTGCCGACCAATATTGGCATCACTTAAAATATCGAGTAAGCCTGTTGACATACGTGGTATAGTCTCTGTTGTTGGTCGAGTGCGACCACCAAAACGCTGAACACCTGTTTGTATTTGCTCTGAGCCTACAGGTTGTGAAAATACACTTGGTATGCTACCACCACCCAACATACTATATGGCTCATCAAATGTCTTACCTCCGTATCTGACATCATCAACTAATTCCTTCGGTGTTTTGAAACGTCTTAAATTATCAGGTTTATCGATTGGAACACCAAAGGTGCTTTGTCGAACTAAATTATTAGGTTTATCGATTGGTATTGGAAAAGTTTCAGTAGGCTCTTTATTACCACGTAATAAATTATATAGGTTGTAACCTGTGCCAATTACATTCAATGGAAATGGTAATATCGGTGATATCTTTGCTAGATTATCAACTAAATCATTTGATAGTAAACCACCAATATTTGATGCAGCATTACTTATGCCACTTAACAGACCACCTGAGTCATTACCTCTATCTTGATTAGATTTTATTTTATTGTCTATTCTTGAATCTCTATCTGCAAAAAACTGTGCTGCACTTTTAGATTGCTGACTATTGGGATTTTTTCTTATGTCAGCTTTTGAAAACTTCTCTGTTCCAACAACTTTTCTTCGACCAGGTCTTTTTGGGTCATCTGCATATACTTTTCTAAAGACTAATGATGACCTTTTTCTTTTTTTTATTTTTTCCTTATCACGTCTTGTTAATGCCATATTTATATCCTTAAAGTATAGGTGCAGCAGGGAATAATAGCGACCTTGCTAATAATCCTGCACCCAATAAAGCATTACCAGGTGGTGCAGATGCTGAAGTTTGAGATGTAGATGATCCTTGTGGTATATTACCTGCACCTTGTGCCGTTAATAGGGCATTCAGTTTTGCTACTTCTGCGGCATTTTGTTCGGCAATCTGTTGTTGACTTGCCATCAATGCTCTCTCATCTTGCACACGTTGCAAGTCACCTGCAGTACCGATAGCACCAAGTTGTTGTAAGGCTAAATCTTGTGCCGTTGGCAACATACCTGCGATACCTGCTTGGAAACTAGCTTGTCCTCTTTCTGCATCGATAATTTGACTTGCTAATTGTTGTCTGCGTTGTGCCTCTAAATTCTCTTGCTGCTGCAAGAGAGGTGCAATTGATGTGCCTATGCCACGACCGAGTGCAGACCCAAATGCATCAGATCCTAAACGACCTGCCATAGAATATTGAGATGTTAAATTATTGACAACATCAGATGTTCGATCTTGGATCACTCGGTCTAAAAACTGACCGCCCATGTCACGATTAAATTCGTCACGTAGTAAGTTTGGATTACCAATATCAGCACCTAATAGGCTATTGATGGTATTTTGGTATTGCTGTACACCTGCATTACTAAAATTACCAAGACCTTGTATCTGTGCTGTTTCAAAAGGATTCATTTCTGCAAATCTTTGACCTTGATAAACCTGTGGGTCAAAATTTCTTGCTGCATCAAAAACTTGTTCTTGGTTTTGTATTACACTATCAGGAATACTATAAGTCGTTGTTGAAGTTGCAGGTCTGCTACTGCCTTTACTCATTATAACCTCTTTTCAAATTGTATATGTTGTTGTTGCCAACCATACTTATTAAGATATTTTGCCCATGCCTTACGACCATACCCCTCGATATGTGAGCATTTATTTGTTTTCCCTAGTTCCTCAAACACAGGCATGACGATTGGTAGCCAATCTTTCATGCGTGTACCTGCTACAAAATCAACGCATAGTGCATTGGTTTTTGGGTATTGTGAAATACGTGTGGTCAATACAGCTTGAATGTATTGCGTATCTTTTCTTTGTTCGGTAACAATCCATATTAAGTATCTGCCCTCTTTTGCATCAGCTAATATGTTTTTTGTATCTATTCTGTCAGGTGTTAAACCAACTGCCTTGATAATGATTGGCTCAACATATTGCCACATATTGTCTAAATGCTCTTTTGGTATTGGTACAAATTGCATTCCCTTAACTCCTCTTAGCCTGTTACTGTATAAATATAAGTCCTATCTGATTGTGAATTATTCGCATGAGTAATAGTAAAGCTGCTATCGGCTCGTGCTGATATGTGTATTGTTCCTGCACCTATTTCAGCAGATGCATTTGCTGTTGTTGGCGAGTATAGTATGACACTATCTTGACCTACTCTTGTATCGGTAATAGCTGTTGTTGCTGCACTCGCTGTTAAAGTAAAACTGCCTGTTGCGTTATGCTTACCATCGATTAGCAAATTTACTGCTTGTGCAACATCCCTAGCACTACCGCCTTGTGGTGGTAGCTTTCTGTACGCAAAATCAACCATTAACGTCTGCCAAGTGGTTTTGCATCAACATCAACACCGAGTGCATATCGAAAGTCGCCTGTGGTTTCTATTTTTACTCTGTGGTAACGACCACTTGATCGAACATTACATAAATTATCACTATTTAAACTAGAGGCAGATGTAAATGTCGTATCATCAATCTGTTTACTTCTGCTGCCAACTGATACGGATAATGTCGGTTGCACACTTGGATTCTTTGCCGTTACATATGGTGTTATTGAGTTAATGACCGATGACCTCATCGGTGTTACCTCAAACTCTTTTGTGGTGATTGTGGCAGCAAGCGTATCGCCTGTGAATGCGTGTATCTTTTTATCTTTCGATCCCCCTAGTGTAAAACTGTCGCCCTCGTATAAAGTCGAGTCTAAAGATGTTGTCATCGCATCTAAACTTGTATTGATATTATCCAACTGCTCCAATGAGTAACCAGGGATCAGTATTGTGCCTAATGACTCGTGTACTAATTCTAATAATGACCATCGACCAAGTGCATAATTGTAAACCATGATCTTGTCAGGTTCACCATCGTTGCTATCGTTGGAAACAAATGACCATAAAACATTTTGATTATTAGGATCTATTGCTGCTGTTATTCGATGCTGATGGGCAGGGTTTAAATTATCATAAAAAAATTGATCAACTTTCTCTGCACCAATCTGATTGGAACGATTGCCGTCAAACAAACAAAAACCATTTGGCGATAAATAAAACACAGCATTTGATCCAAGTGCTACAATGCTACTTGGTATCTCACACCCATTATTTGTTTCTATTCTTTCCACATTAAATATAACAGGTGAGCCGACATAATCTAATCGTGCAATCCCACGTTCTAATAAAACTGTCCCAGATTGACCACCGACAATACCTGTGATTTTACCTGAGTCGGGTATATCTTGTATATCGGATTGATTCGTGCCGATTGTCCATGCTTGTGAATTGTTGATACTACTCCAATATAATCTGTCTTGATGAACGGTACTACTGTACTTCACATTTGCACAAACAACAAAATCACGTACAACGGCAATATATTTTGCAGCGGGCGAACCACTAATATCAGCGAATAAACTACTCGTACCGATTTGGTATTTTTGCAATATTTGACCATCGCCACTTGCACCAATCACAAAATCGCCAAACTGCACAAAGTTCCATCTATCATTTGTTCCAAGTGTATAGTTGCCACTCTTAGAAACATTATCTAAATCAGAATCTGATGCTGCATATTTATATATTTTTGCACTATCCCCTGCAAATAACTGCACAGTATTACTTGCATCACGAGTTGCATAAATGCCACGTAAGTAATTATCTGCTGCATTGGATATAGTCGATAAATCTTTTGCAGGTCTGTAACCTCTTGCTCCAGGTATTACATTCTTAGCCACAAGCACACCGCTATTACCTAAGTCTGATTGATCAGGTAGCCATTCCCCAAATTCTATCATTGTAACGTACTCCATACATTATCTGTAATTGTTGCATCTGACCATGTTTCACTACCAACAGATGTTTCTGTCCATGTTTCACTACCTGCCGATATGTCTGTCCACAACTCACCTAATATTTCACCTGTAATTGATGATACTGTTATTGTTAAAATATCCGATGCTGTGACAGATTGTATGCGTATTAGATTGGCACTTTCTGTAATTGATAATGTTGCATCAACGATCGTTGGTATTCTAATCATCGTGATTAGTGCAGTATCAGTAATACTCATACTTGATGTCGCACTCATACCATGTATGAGTATTGCACCTGTAGACTCTGTGATGGCTATTGCACCTGTTCCTGCAACATTCACCAAGAAGTTTGCCGTTGCTGCTGCCGTTATTGCTAACGCACCTGACCCAACTGCTTGTTGTATTCTAATAGCACTTGTACTTTCTGTAATGGCGATTGCACCTGTACCTGATGCTTGGTGGAGTGTAAGATCGTCTAGCTGTTCGAGAGTACCCAAGCTATCAATATTATCCATAGTACCAAAAGCATCAAGTTCCTCTAAGGAGATAGCCATAATACTAAGCCGCTGTTATATCTAACTCACCTGCTGCAATACGAAGTATGTCGCCACTTCCTACAGTTTTTGCAGCACTAAATGCACCATGTATAAGTAGATTGCCACTAGAACTTGCATCGAATAAACCATAATGCGAAACGCTGCCCCATGAGCCTGTTGCAGTTGGAAAGTCTACAGCAGATGTATTATCTGTTGTTCCGCCTGATGCTGCATCAAAGGCAATACTCTGACGTGCATACCCACTTCCTGATAATTCTGTCCCACTATTATCATCACCAAAACTTCCTGTTGACAGTCCAATATAAACTGTACTTGCAGGTGTGTAAGATGCATTTCTAAGTATATGATCGAGAATTTCGACCTCTAAATAATTTGACATAGCTGACATTGTTATTTTCCTCTATAAGTTGTTTTCATTGATAGCACACCGCCATAACGTGCTTTCTCGGTATCACGAATAATCTCCTCCATAATTCGTGAAAATAGTTGGTCGTATTGGGTTGCCCTTGCCTCATCCATAAGGTATGTATATGCATTCATTAATGTGCCATATAAATACGCATCAGGGTGTCTAAGTAAAATTGTGTTACTCGTAGCTGTATCGCTAAGTGCCGTTATACTTTCTCCGTACACAATCTCTAATGTATATATTGCATCTGGAATTGGTTTTAAAGCAATCTCAGTACCTACGATACTATATGCTTTTGGTTTGCCCTGACCCTGCCCTGCATAATGCGTGTTCAACATTTGCATCGTATAATATTCCAGGGTATCTACAGGGTCGGTATTTAGTTGCACATTCCTAATCTCTCTTAAATCAGTTGGAAGTGATATAAAACCATCACCACCTGCAGTTGATGCTGTCGCTCTCTTTTCCATAGAACGTGCATCGAGTTCACGACTCATACGTGCTTCTGCCAATCTGATAAAATCAGGAATTTGTGATGTCAAATCATCTCGTGCTAAAAAATTAGCTACGGATGTTTTTAGATCACTATATGTACTAAATGCCATTTTAAATTAACCTACCATTTGTTGTGCGGAATGATTTATTATCAGAGTTTTGCAACCACCGAAACCATGCTTTAGGATTCTGCTGTGGACTGCCGAACTTTTGCAATAAGTCATAATAAATTGTATTGGGTATCTCAGCGACCTTTTGATAATGCTTTTGTGTATTACCAATCATACTTCCTAGTCTGTGATTGGCTAGATCTTCTTTAGCCATATCCTTAATACCATCAACATTCTGAACAGTTTCTATGATGTATTCTTCTTTTGCTGCGTCATAATCCATCGTAGTGGTTTTGCTTATGCCGTCAGTTGATATTACTTTTTTCATATATAACCCTTAAAAGGTGAAAGTGGTGGCAAGGGAGCAACCACCACTTTCTTTTTCGTTTATTATGATCCGTTTAGACCCATAACTACTGCGTGTGCTTTTGGTGCTTTCACGATTAGTGCATATTCACTAATGATTGAAAACTTAGTTGTATCACCTGTTGGTGCTACATCTGACACACTAA